TGAATAAAAGCAAGAGCATCAGAAGGTAAAGCATATAAGTATGTAGATAACTGATTTTGAAGTTTAGTAACGAGATCGCTAATTAACTTGTATGTATAGATTGTCAGACCCGCACCGAGTAAAACACGAGCAAGAAAACTCGCAGCGAACCCAACTAAAATTTGTATTAATATGGCTGGCATTAAACGTCCCTCACAACAGTTTCAACTGCATGTAAGCAACCCGCAACAGCAACGATATAGCCTAAAATCTCTAAAACATCACAAAACTTTTTATAATCAATATTAAATGTCTTACTTACTGAATAAAGCGTCAAAGTATACGAACGAGACGGACACGAACCTGACGTTTTAAACATGTCTAAATTGAGCTTAGACATTATCGAGTTACTCAAATCTTGAGTAGGAAGTGTTGCATTGAGTGGCGATAAATCAACATTATTATTTGAGTCATCTTTATCAGAATTAGAGTTTGAATTGTTAGAATTTGAGTTAGGATCCGAAGCGGATCCGTCAGAACTGGAACTTGTAGGCGTAGAAGCAGATCCATCAGAACTTGGTTTAGATGAATCTGAAAGAGGGTTGCCGTTGCCATCTTTTGATGGGTCTTTTAAACGTCCCGAACCATCTCTATTAGGGCATTTTGTATAATATGGGTCTTTAGCATTATATGTACCAGTCTTGCAATACGTATTGTCTAATTCTTTTTGTTTTTGATCAGCTTCCTCTTTCTTTTTTTTATCTGCCTCTGAATCTTTACCAGTCGTATAAGTACCGTCTTGAGCGTCACATGATGACGCAGTTTGAACAAAACCACATGTAACGTCTGTACCTTCAATATCAACATTCACACAGCCACTTTTAGGAGCAGATGAATAAACACAACCTTTATAACAAACAGAATCGTAGTAGACAGAATGAACCCGAATGCCTATTTCTTCCTGACTAGCCTTACAACTAGAATCAGGAAAAAAAGAAATTGTTTGAGAAACATAATTACCTTCATCAAAAGGACGTTGAGAAATATCTAAAATAGAAACTTTACAAATATCACCTTCAACGAGATAATTTTTAAAAGAATTTCTAAACCAAGATTTCCCAAAATTCTGACAAGCTATATCTTTAGTTGAACCAAAATTAGAAGCAACAACATAAGCAGAAAATGCAGAAGAAGCATAGAACAGAGATAAGCATGTAAATAAATAAAGAATGTATCTCATAGCTTTACTTCAAAAACATATGGTAAAGGGCAATAGAAACTAATCCCAAAATAAACCAGTTCATTAGTGATTCGTCCATACTGCCCCCTAAATTACTTACGGATAAGTTTTAAAATCAAATTAACGACAAGAACACCGATAGCAAGACCAATAACAATCATGCCTGCACCGTCAGAAGTTTTTTCAGCGCCCGAATCGTTATACTTGCCTTGAACCTGATCAGCAGTAATATAAGCATGTGATTGTGTTGCAACCCCAGCAGAAATTACACCTGCCGTAGCAAGTGCATTACGACGATTTATAAGTTTGTTCTCACTCATTAAGAGCCTCCGAGATTAAAATAATTCTTAATTGTTTTAACAATTAAGATAGAGATATACATACCTAGCTGAATCAGAATAAGGCGATCTCTCACCTCATCGGTTAAAGTAGGTATAAAAGACGGCTGTACATATACAGCCCATTGGATACATGTATTCGTGCCCCTAAGCAAAGTTTCACAAACATATGACATGTATCTAATCCTTTAACTAATTATAGATTTTTCATCAACTATAAAATTATTATTAACAAAGAGAGTATTTAAATCGACATCATTATTATCATCAGCAAGTTGAGATAATATCATTGCTATTTTAGGATTATCAGGTTGCAAAAACTTACGGACAGGTTCTAATACTTCTACATAATAATATTCATTACCATTTTTAGCAGAAGTACCTTTTTTAACTTTAACTTGTTGTAATGGAACACGAATTTCATATAAAGACATTGCAGATTTCCTCAATAAAATATTTACTGCTTATTTGTTATTAATATTATATTCTATTTTAATTATTATATTTAATTTATTAAAAAAATAGAATATAATATTATTTTAAAGAGGAGATTTTGAATATGAACTATGAACAGGTTAATATTAAAATAGATAAAAGTCTATATCCAGAACTTGCAGAAAGATTATATAAACTTAGAATACAAAGAAAAGTACAAAGAGCATTTAGAGAGTTTCTTAAAACATATGAAACAAATGAAAAAAACCAAATAAGCTTTTGGGAATAATAAAATGAATAATGAATCAAAGGGGAATAATCCCCTTTTTTAATCTTCATCAAACTGAGGGGCACGATGATACTTACGAATATCATCATTATAAAAAAATGCTAAACGTTTTGTATCTGTAGAATCTTGTATATCATTATTAATATTAATCATATCTTCATTTGTTATATCTTCTTCATTTTTTAAACAATTCTTAAGAACACCACCAGTAGCAACAAAACGCAATTTATGAGTCTGCAAAGTCAACTGTCTAAACCAATGATGATCATCAAACATATCTGAAGTTTTTGTACTATATTTTAAAGTCTCAAGAACAGCCTTTTCAGGTGTATCACCCTTAATGGCTTTAACATTACAAACAGGCAAATAATCAACACCTAAAGCTTTTTGCCAAAGTTCACGAAAACGTAACTGCTTAACATAACAACGACCAGTAAAAAAACTAGGACTAACAAGCAAAAGACAATGATAATGAGGATGTGCTGAACCATCCTTACCTCGTGTAACCTCTGTAGTACGAACAAAGCCATCAATAGCTGAAAGTTCATTATATTTAATAAATTTATTCCAAGCCTTAGACATAGCTTGTAAATTTAGCCTAAGTTGATCAATAGGAATATTTTTAACTGTAAGTGTTAAGAAAACCCATCTATGACTAGGATACTGTTGTTGTAATTCTGGCATAATCTGAAAAAATCTCGCTCGCCACATCATTGATTTTCGCCACTGACAAACAGGACAATAACGGACACGACAAAAAAATGTTTGCTTTAACTTAAATTTAGAATCATCAGTGATACCAAACTTTAAAATATTAGAACATTTTTCTATACGTGAAGCATATTTATAAAAACGATATGAGGCTATATCATAAACAGAATACTGAGAAGAATTGTAAACATCACCAATAGTTTGAGCATTAGAACGATGCAAATCCCAACATTTGTCATCTTTTGAAAAATCTTGTAGAAAAAATTTAGGAATTTCTGATAATATAGACATTATAAACCCGTGGTTATTGAAAGAATTAAGACACTATCAATATTACGGGTTTTTTTTTGTCGTGTAAAGCAAGCCCGAATGCCTTGCTATATATAGCTTAACATAGAATTTGGAAGCGTGGAATTATCCCTTAATTATCAAGAAAAGGAAAAGCACCCCAAAATTAAAGTTTTTTTGGACGCTCAGCACTCCGCTGAGCTTTGTTACTACCTTGCTTAAGTTAATGGACTTAAGGTAATCAGAGGGGAAAAAATAGCTACGCTAATTTTTCCATTAATGATTAAATACCTTGCTGATTCTCATACATGATCTTAGCTTTCTCGTGATCTGGAGCTACTGCACCAGTAGCATTCTGTTTTTGACGATCACCAAAATAATCAAATGGACGTTCCCCATCCTCAATTAATTTTTTACATACAGAAGCATCAACATTAAGCAAAGTACCTTGTTGAGTATAAGCCTTATATTTATTTTTACCGTATTTTATACAACCACTAAAAACAGGCTTATTTGTCGCCTTATAATCAAGCTGTGAATTATCAAAATCATAAGGTTTAGCAGGGTCATAGTGAACAATTGATTGTTCCCTATTCTTCTGTTGAACCTCAGTATTATGCTTTGTATTGATATAGTCTTGATCATACAAAGATCGACATTCTTCGAGCGATCTATTTGTTTGAACAATACAATTTCTTACTTGCTCTTGTACTTCCAATTTCTTAGCAATCACCGAATCAGTCGGAGTATTTACTACTGGAGAAGCTACTGGAGGAGATAATTGTTTGTTTTGTTGTTTCTTATCTGAAAATAAACCAAAAGTATTTGCACTTTTCATCTTAGAATAAGCACCAAAAAATATAGCAAAGACCAAAAATATTAAAAAAATGATCAACCAAGGCGCTGTTTTAGTATTGTTATGATACTCACCTGAAATATAAAACTTATGTAAATATTTCTTATGTAGATAAAAACCAATAGAAATTGCATTTCTTCGAGAAGTACCAGTAAACGAACGTTGAACCTCAGCAAATTTATAAACAATACATAATGGCCAATTAAATAGACGTCTTAAAATAATATGTTCATTGGTCGCAGCCAAAGCAATATCATTCATACGTCTAATATCTTGAGTAATGAAATAAATATCAAAACCAAAATGACCATGTAGCGTCAAACCACGTGCAATATCGAGTATTTGTTCTTTATTCTGATGTATTGCCCATTTGCGTCTTTTATTTACCTCAGAAATAAGCTCTTTCTTTTGAGTAACAAGTAAATCATTGCGATTATTAATTTTCTGTATTTCTTCATCAAAACGAGATTCGTCAATCTGCACATCTTTAAGCAAATCATCTTTAGTAAACGCAGGGTGTTCATGTGCTTCATCGTATATAACTACTGTACCGTTTGGATAATCTCTCCAATCAAGCGGTTTATGAAGCGTACCCGTAACAGAAACGACACCAGGTATATCTATACCAATAATGTTTGTCACAATCAGACGTTCAGGGTTTTTATGCAAAATACTAAAAATTAATTGAATAACATACATCGTCTTCCCTGTCTTAGGCGGTGCCGATATAATTCGTTGAGCCATTTTAAGTATTCCTCAGAAGAAAATATGCTCGCTTACTCCACAAGCTCCGACGCTGTGCTATTTTCTTCCGACGAATACTTTTGTTGCTTTCACAAATGCAACTATCGTATAAGCGGACATTAAAGCACTGATATAAAAATCAATTTTTAAGATA